GCCTGCCGAACCAGTAGAACCAGTAGATCCAGTTTGTCCCGTTGATCCAGGTTGTCCAGTAGAACCTGTACTACCAGTTGCACCAGTAGAGCCTGCACTACCGGTTGCACCAGTAGAACCTGTCATACCAGTAGAGCCTGCCGAACCAGTAGAACCAGTAGCACCTGTCGGACCAGTAGAACCAGTAGAACCAGTAGCACCCGTCGCACCCGTCGCACCCGTCTGTCCGGTAAGTCCTAATTTACCTTGAGGTCCTCGTATTGGACCAGCGTCTGTCCATGTACGAACATCACTATCACAATGATCAGTGTTCGTTAAAATATAGAGATTTTGAGTTATACCCCCACTTGGGTCTATTGTATCTACTAGATAACTACTTCCTTCTTCCATCGTACTAGGAACTGGAAGAAGGGAGGTGTTATCTAAGCGTCCTAGAATTTTTAATGTTCCTGGAATTACACCATCTATTAATGTACCTTTTTGAACTCCACATAATTCTCCAGACTCTATACTTAGTTGACCACATTCATTTACTGTAATAGATGCACCTCCTAATCTTTCAGGGAAACGAATACTTTCTGGTACTAATTCACGAACAATTAACGAATCCAATGCGCCATATCCGTCTTCTGATTCTACTCCTATACTTACATGCGGAGCTACGGTTATATCACTTGTAAAATGTACGTCACTCGCTAGTTTATTAATATGAAAAGGCACTAATAGTCTCGTAAAATTATTATTATAATTACGTAAATATAATGTAGCACTGTTTCCGTTTGTCTGGTCTGTATCTTGTGTTAGGAATAATCGTACACGTATTCTCATATCCATTGATTCTAACGTACGAAAGTCCATAAAAAAGGTGTTCTCGTAACGTATTACATCATTTGATGTTAACTCCACTTGTTCATCACGTCCGTCCCTTATCAAACTTTCGTTACCAGAACTATTTACTGTGTATATTTTCATATATGCAAACATACGGTTGTTACTACTAATGTTTCGGCTTGCGTAAAAAATTAAATTCCAATACCCTTCGGGTATAACTGTGTTCCGCAAATAACCAGTATCACAAGTAAATTCTCCCCATACTTTTTCTTGTACTTGGTTATCTCCACTGTATGTATATTGAACTGTTAGCGAATCAGATATTTCTGGCGCTATCAATAATGTACCAGATGTTCTATTGTTTTCAGTTACATCTAGATAAAATACACTACAATTGGTTCCTATTCCTGGTCCTGAATTTATTGTTTCAGTAGATGTACCACCCGATGTAAAACCTGTTTGGACACTACTTCCAGATGAAGAGGAAACATAATAAAACAATATATTTTCTATTATACTGTCTGTACGGTTTAAACAAAACAAAGCATGAAACAAATCATTTCTATTATTGTTATTTCTAGTGAGAATGACTGTTTTATTTTGTATTATTTTAAATGAGTTTTGTTCGACAATAATAGAAAACATATCATTTTCATTATATGGTAAGTCTAATATATTTTCTACATTAGATGTCTCTCTGTTTATTCGAACATCCATTGTTTGACCACCAAACGTTATACTATGTATGAATTGCTTTTCGTCAGCTGTGTGTAAGTCTTGTATAGACAAACCTATTGTAGCACTTTTATTTTCTGAAGGAGCTTGAAATGACAAAAGTGGCGTTTGATAACTCTCATACGTTTCAACATAAGAAACAAAACCATCATTGTCTACCTTCTTCAATGAATTATTACTTGGAAGCTCTATGTCATTATAATTAGAATGTAAATTAAACAACCCAACTCCAAATTGTCCACGTGTGCCTTGCACACCGGTTGGACCAGCCGAGCCTGTCGGTCCAGTCGGTCCAGTATATCCTGTAGGTCCTCTACGACCTGTATGTCCTCTATAACCTATATGTCCGGTTGGACCTGTATGCCCAACACGACTTGGGTGCCTATTGTTAGAAGTGTTATCAAAAGGATGCCCTATTGTAACTAGCGAACCGGGTGTTACATATGAACTGGGTGTCCCTTTCTTTGTCTTATTATCTGAAGGATAATTATTACAGGACATAAACACTATATTTAGTGACTATATTTTTTGTTATGCAAAAAATACATATATGCTTTTTTGCATATGTTCTAAACCTTTAAAACTAAATAGAAATTTGTCGATTTTTTGATCTTTTGTATTATATATAATTTTAATATCCCTTATAACCTTTCTCCACTGAAGTGTTCCACAAAATTTGGGTCATGTTTGTTATCCATATCAGATATTTTGTTCCTATGCCGTCTAAGATATAAATATTCATCACATGCTTGTAACTCTTTTGCCATACATAATGTATTGTTCTTCTTACTACGCAGATAAAGCCCATTTAAAGAATTAACTTTGCGTATGTTAAAATGAGGATTAATAACCGTTGATTTACGATTTGGTCGTTGGTCTGTATCTTGACAAAATGTATAATTTGGACATTGTGATACATTCAAATCTATTCCAAATACTCTAACTTTTCCATCAAATGTTAAATTATTTGTAGTTGGATACGTATTTATTATCTCTTTTCCTATTTGATACGTTTTTAAATTCGTAAATATTTGACTACTTAACGTATTGTCTAAATGATCAGGACGTGTTAATACATGTGCTCTTTTTTTAAATGTTATGTAATCTCCTTGTGACATTATAGTGTATATACATATTTCGTTAATTTCCAATAAATTAACGAATTTTAAGTGCCCCCAAAGAGAATTGAACTCTTGACCTCACGCTTACAAGGCGAGCGCTCTAGCCAACTGAGCTATAAGGACGTTTACTGTTTTTGTTTTTATGAATTGAAACGCTGAACAAAAACTAAATTAAATCAACTAAATTAAATCAGCTAAACTAAATATCACTTATTCTTTATGTACTTATTCAATAAAATTATTTGTTATTCTTTTTTTTAGTAAATAATTTGTATTTCTATTTTGTAAATCATGTCCCTGGGCTGATAAAAATCTTAACAAATTTATATTATTATTACTAATGGTTAAACATTCTATTAATCGGTCATGTGTTATGTTTAACGTTTGTGCCAATATTTGTTGATATATTATGCCATTCAACAATATTTTTTCTGTTTTTTCTGTTTTTTCTGTTTTTTTTGTTTTTTCTGTATATATACGATCATCTCTTCTAAAACAGTCCATTTGTTTGTGTATATATTTTATTTTTGAGATATTTCTAATATATTTATTATGCACATTATACTTGAATACTAGACTTCATATATCCAGTAACTGTTAATGGTTTATGTTTATTAAAGTACACATTAAAATCGTTCTTATAAAATATACAATTAAACTCGTGGTCTATGTGTAGAGATATTTTATTATTTTCTATTTCTTCTACTATTTTTTTACATGCTTTGTTATGTATTAAATAAGAATTCAAACAGGCTGTTGATGGATGACCTCTTTTTACTACATAATCATTATTTTCTATATCTTCACATTTGTTACCTAACATTCCTTTTGTTGAATTTAAAAAATATGCATCCCAACCTTCTGGTAGATTAACTACTATCTGTTTCAATCTATCTTCAAAATTTTCACAAAAAAACACATCATCTTCTAATATTAATGCATATGGTAACTCATTTTCTACTACCTTTTTACACGCAGTATAATGCTTCATAGCTATTGACTTTTCTGCTTGTTTGTATGAATAATTTACTAAATTTACGGGTCCATTCTTTAAATAAAAGTTTGATCTTTTTATTCGTTCACCAGAATCATAAATAAAATATTTCTCTTCTACTTTGTCTGTTATTTCTTCTTTATCATAATCCTCTATATATGAGTAACTTATGTTTTTGAAACTACTTAATTTTCCCTCTATGTGTTTCTTTCTATCATGCAACTTTGTGTAATGACACACAAAAACATCCATAGTGAACATTTGTTAAACAATATATATGTATTTATATTTTTTTTGATGTTTCATTATAAATCTCTACTCTTTTTTCTTCTACCCTCCTTTTTATTTCTCTTTCATTATTTAAACTTTCTGATAACATTTTACAATAATCTCGCAACCACTTATTCTTTTGTAATTTTATTGTTTCCGGATATTTTATACTATTATAACATGATATTTGTTCTATTGTATAATAATTATAATACCTATCATGAATTACATATAAAGTTGCATAATTACAGTTTTCTAAATAATAACCATACCATTTACGAAATGTAAATATCAATGTTTTATGATGTCTTGGCATTTCTACTAATAAACTTTCCGTGTTATATTCAGAATTATTATATATATCTCTCTTCAACACATGTGGTATATCATTATCCCATAAACTTTGTGCTGTTGTACTTGTAACTACTAACATACATATATAATATATTCAAACCCAATATTTTTAATAATATTATAATATATATCTTCTAAATGATTAGTATATTGCAGAATGAAACATCCAGAAGTCAAAATGAACCTATCATTACAAAACATCTAGCCGATATTATTGGACATAACAAGTATTTCGCCAGTGCACATCATGTCAACTCTACTTCCATTTTATCAATCTCCAAAAAGGGATTTCAAAAAGAAGATTCTGAATCTACTAATGTTGTTAAAACAACTGGACCTTTTCAACACTTAAATTCTCTCACACAATTTTTTGATTCTTTAATTCCTCATCACTTTGTCATATCTTTAGTAGGCAATCATATTCATTCAGCACAAGCTATAAACAAACTTATTGATAAAAATATTATACATTATGGCATCGATTCTTATTCCATTCAATATGATACAAAACAAGGTATACCCATTCTTTCCAGGTTTAACAAAAGTTTTTTAACAACTGAAATCATGAAAGAAACACCAGATGTTTTTCAACAAAAATACGAATGTTTAGATACATGGATATTACAATCTCTTACAGATTCTCCAAATTGGGCAAATAAACGAATTGATATACTTTCCATACAAAACATAATCGACATTTTCTTCCCTATCAAAAATAATCACTACTTTAAATGGAAAAAATATATTGATTCTTTCTCAAATTCAAAAAATAAATCGTTAGCTAAAGACTTAGTCCAACACTGGAATACATGGGACTTACATGCTCTTCACACTTTCTTTATGAAAATCATTCAATCTAATACTCAACTTTTTCCTATACTTACTCCATACCATCAATATTTAGAACATCAGACTCAATGTTTACCAACAGAACGACAATCACCCTATGATTTTATTTACTCTATATACAAAATATACGATTCTATAGATCTTAACCAGTACTCTCTTGCTTTAAGTAAAACTTGATTTTCTCTCTTTTGTACATAACATATTATTAAGTATTTTATATACATTTAATCCTACTAATATTATCACTTACTTAACACGCTCTCTCGTTATTTACAACGACACCATCTTTACTAATATGATATCAACTATTCATTTTTATTAAATTAACTCTTATTTCTTTTGTAACAATTTTGAAAAATGGTTTTGAATCGCTTCATACCGAGGTTGTTTTAAAACATGATTTATAAAATTATACGGTGTCGCTTTCTCCCATACAACGTCACTTACTTGTGATAACCTAATTAAATGTTGATTCGTATCTCCAGATAACAGTATCGTTTTGGGAATATAAAACATATCGTCTTTCTCTACTGTACTGAAATTACTTCCAAAATTCCAAAAAACTAACCTTGGCACTTGGTATATTTTTTCTTTCTCAAATTCAATCACTATTGTTTTATATAATTCTTTCAACTCTTCGTAACTTCTGTCAGAAAATAATACCCATGTCATTTTACTTACACTCTCCTCTGTCATTTCTGTTTCTTTTATAATAGAAACCATATGTGAAACAAATTCAATCATAGACGGCTTCATATGATGCTCACGATATATTGGTTTTAATTTTTCTAACATTTCGAACATTGTTTCATTTTCGTTCAATGTTATAAAATGACTTGTGTCATCTATTGCTAATAATCTTTTTCTACTACTAAAAACATTTGACTTTAAAGAAAGCATCATTGATAACCCTAACGCTGAATAAAATGATTCATTTGGAAACAAAGATAAGTCCAATATTGATACCATATTATCCAATATTGGCGTTTGATTCAACATTATATTCCAACCATTTTGTATACGTTGACGCTCACGATCATGTACACTTCTTTCTGCTTGCTTCATTAATGATCCTACATTCATAAATATCGGGTTCGTATTCAACTTTGGAGTTTGCCAATATTTCTTTGCCTTTTCTGCACATATTAAACGATCTTTATCTGTGTACGTTTTTCTTCTTGTCTTTCCGTTTAATCCCACATTCAATAAAGCTAATGTTTGTTTATTTGTTGCAACCATCGGTATATTTGCTGGATCTATTCTATTCCACTCTTGTAAACATTGTTGACGCTCCAACACATTCCATATTTTTGTTAGTCTAGAAAATATACATCTATATTCTTTCTTTCCTTTACGAAATGCTTTCTCAAACGTTTCTGCATTGTCTTTTGTATATTGAAAATAATGAGGCTTGAATTTTTTTATCCATTGTAACGAAAGCCTATCAAACAGCCAATTATTAGATGACCCCTCACGAGGTATCCACTTCGCTACCAACGATATTCCATAATCACGAGGATGTATTTTTGATGGATGTATTCCATCACCCTCGCAATTATCCAATAATTTATCCCACGTTTTTGCATCTTCATCTAATTGATGGTTCATCAATCCTACACATGTATCTATTAACAAATCTTTCTCTTTTTTCTCTGAATAACAACGAACATAATTACAAATATTTGGAATATCTTTCCATGAACCATACGGGGGATTATTGTCTAGTGGATGAACCATCATGTATATCGCATTCGCAGTTGGAACTGGAAAATGATAATTCCATATGAATAACATCGCATATGTTAAATCTCTCTCACCCAATCCTCCATATATGTCACGGGTATACGCTATCATAGTAAATAAATTACACAATATATCAAAATGTAATTTCTGTATTTGTCCATTATTCGTTTCAAATATTATTTTTTTTAATGACACTATCGTGTCTTGCAACTTTCTCATAAATTCATTTCTTGGTACCTTTCTATGTAACCCATAAAATAATTGAACTACACACGATTGGTGTTCTAAATATTTTTCCATTTATCTTTCATATCTAAATACATTTATATTGATTTACGTGTAATTCGTGTTTCTTTCGGTATCTTTATTCTTACTCTTTTCGTAATACGATGTTTACTATCTTTCTTCTTCATTATTGATTTCAACTTCTCCTTTTCTAGATAAACCACATATAATGTGTTATAAGGATGAAACACAACCATTGATTCTAACACCTCAATATCATCTACAACTGGATATCGCTTCATAAAGTTGTCATATGTTTTTTGTTCAAAAAACCACGGTATATCATCACTCTTCATTTCTAAATGAAACAATAACAACTCACTTAATACATAATGTGCCGATTCTGTTTCTTCTTTATTTGTTTGTATCTTTTGTAATAATATTTCCTTTTTTATTATATTTTTGGGCGGTAGTGGTACATTTAACACTTCTTCCTTTGTTTTTATCACCTCTTTCTCCATATTCACATAAATGTACTTCACTTTTAATTCATTCATTGCAACCTTATCTAATGGTTCAGACAATTCAGTTAAAGGTATCTCTTCTTTCATCCAAGACATATCCATTTTTATTTTTTATTAGATTTTACTTCTTTTAAAAAAACGCACAATCAATATAAAGACTTTCCTTTATATCATTATGTCTCAACGCTGCGTTTATTGTTAATACTATAATATGTATCGTTAATACTATAATATGTATCGTAAAATAAATACTTGAGACCGTATAAGATATCTTTTTTCTTATTATTATAAAACTTTATCCTCTTCTAAAACTAGGATATCTTATAAAAATATCATTCTCGTCTAAAACTATAATTTATACATTTTTTTATTACTATTTCTATAAGCTAAACTATTCGCTTATTTAACAAAAAATTGATTTAACAAATATTATTATTTACATTTGTTAAAAAATATGATACATTCACATTGGCTTACAGATACTTATGATGTTGATATTATACCAGAAAGAAACATTTATTTGTGTACTACACGATTTAGTAGTGACACTTATGCAGAAAATCGCAACTTTTGTAAACACTACCGTTTACCTTGTTGCTATTCAACTCCAAATGGAATTCATTCAAAAATCCCTAAATTCTCTACTATATATATTTTAGAAATGTGTAATTCTACTAATACTATATCTGGTATTGGAAAAATTATTAATTCTCCAGATTATAACCTTTATAACATTTATTCAGACACTTCATATAATCAAGATGTCCAATATATCGGATCCTCTCATATTGATACTTCTCTTCTACATGATAAAACACTTATTACTGCATTAGAAACTATTTGTTTTACTGGAAGAGGTCACCTTAAGAGAGGCGATGGAATTTCTCTCTTTCCTAAAAAAGTTATCAATGCTTGTTTACATCATAAACTAGATATCATTCTAGAAATTGAAAATTTATTTCATTCCAAAAAAATTAAATGAAGATTTCTCTTATTATCTATATATTATATAACTATGTACGATGTCGATCAATATACAGACGAAGAATTATACAGTATTTTAGATGTCTTTTCTCCAACTGATTCCGAATTAGAAGCACGTATATTACAACTCATTCAAAGACACATGTATTTACAAAATGAAGATAGTAACAAATTAGTTTCTTTTTTTAATGATATTTATAAACGCTTTTTTGATACTGAGGAAAACAATAACGATAACAATAACAATAACAATAACAATAACGACAATAATCACGATAACGATAATAAATCACAAGTACAAGATCAAAATTCTTCAGGAACGACACCTAATATTGAATATTCTAAAGAAATTTCTTATACTAAAGGTAAAGTTAATCCTATTTTGAAGGAAACATATAGACGCACTATTACTGTAGATAGTCAGTATAGAGACTCTGAATACAAAATGTCTACTGACTTTACCCTTAACTTTACAGAAACCTTAAAAGATGTTGTTTCTCTTAAACTTTATGCTGTTCAAATTCCTGTTACTTGGTACACAATTAGTAATAATTATGGGAGTAATTACTTTTTTTTAAGACCACGTCTCATTGAAACTGGGGATTACAATACCATTGCCATATACAATAAACCTGAACATCAATACAAAATTGAAGTTGAACCTGGTAACTACACTCCTGTTTCTCTTATTTCTGAAATTAATAACAGCATCAGCCAACTTAACCATATTTATTTTGATATTAGTTTTGGAACCTCTTCTGCACAATACTCTACAACCAATGCCAAATGTCAACTCACAATTGACCTTCAAAAACATTACTCCGAAATTTGCTACGATATTTCCTTTAGTGGAAACTTATCTCAATTACTAGGATTTGATTCTTACCTTAATACCGGTTGTGTCAAATCTCAATTAATTACCAACATTAATGATGATGTTATTATTTCTTCTCAAAACAACACTATCGTATTCACTCATTATACTGACTCTTCTCTCTCTTCTGAAATTGAACAATTCACACTTGTCATCCCTCCTAATGTTTATAAAACTAGCAATGACATAGAATCCGATCAGTTTATTAACGCTGTTAACGGCTCTATTCTATATAATCAAAAACTTCTTCCTTCTTCTTCATTCACACGTAATTCATTCGTTCAAACAATTGGTTCAACCACTATTACATACTACTACTTCATTTTTCAATTCCACATTGACCGAAACACCACTTCAAATATTATTGACTCTAAATGGACTGTTACATTCCCTTTCACTAATAACGACGGCTCTATTACCGCTTGGCAAAATCTACAATTTTCAGAAATCAATCAACTTAGCTTAATTCAAGGTACTACTATTACTACTACTGACATCATCACTCCCAAAGGTTCTATCGTTTTTCGTCCCATCTCACAATATAATGGCATTTTCATAGAAAATAGTAACTTAAACGATATTACTATACAATACGACAGTGATATTAGTTTCAATTACACTGACTTTTTATCTGACTTTAATACCAAATTCAACTCTAATCCTCTACTATTTGGTACTTCTTTTTCATTAGACTCCAATATTATCTCTCTCTCTCTCAATATTAACAAAATATATACCACCAACGAATATGAAATCGTATTTTATGATATCACTTCATTTAGCAAATGTGTCAAAGGTAGCAATAGCTACCGAAACGCTATGATTGATACTACTCTCGGATATATTTTAGGTTTTAAATCATTTACCACATACGAATTCTCACCACTAAAAGTTGTTTATGACGACAATAAGTCCTATTATTTAAATGAATCTACAGGATTGTCTTCCGGTAATGAGTTTACTATTAATTACGTTAACACTGACGATACTAATTCTAGACGCTCTCACACTATTGCTAAAATTAAAGGCAACTCAGTTGTTAGTGTATATTTATACAATTATTTTATGATTATTTTAGACGACTTTAATCAAAATCATTTAAACGACGGTCTCGTCACCGTTTCTAAACGAGATAATAGTGTCACCCTCCCTAGTTACGCTAACCGAAAATTATTTCGCAATTGTAATAACTCTTACAGTACAGAACTTCAAACTAATATTTTACCTAAACTCACACAAAAACAAGTTTATTCTGTAGAAGAAATACTCAAAACACAAACTGAACAAAAAAGTAACCTTCATGATGGACCTTTCATTAAAGACATGTTCGCTTTGCTTCCTGTTAAATCTTCTAATGCTACTCCTGGCACAATTTATGTAGAATTTGGTGGTTCTCTACAGCAACAAGAACGCATATATTTTGGTCCTGTCAACATTAGACGCTTATCCATTAAATTAATTAACGATAAAGGCGATATTATCGATCTTAACGGTGCTGATTGGTCTTTCCAATTTGTTTGTGAACAATTGTATCAAAATACCTAGTTTTATTTTATTCTTTTTTTATATCATGGATTCAAAAATCATTTTTTGGATTATTTCTTTCTCTATTATTGTTGTATGTACTTCTCTTTTTTTATACTTTTTTTATAGACAAGTTAGACACACACATAATACTATTACTGTATAAATATATGATTATGTTTTCATATATTTATCTTCATATATTTAGTACCATATTAATATGCGTATATTATTTGTGTCAATGTTGTGAATTTCACATACAAAAGGAACATTGTAATCTTTATTCGTATTGACCGCATGAATTATAGTGAATAACGATAATACTAATACTACCCACATACCGTAGTATTTAAACCGATTACATACAAAGGATTTTAGGCATTCTTATTATACTCTTTCATCCCTCCGGCATAATTATCTACACGTAACATACCCTTCTTTAACAATTCTTTTTCCATCATATCAGATGCATTACACTTCTCATGTGCACAATACCCTATTATTGGTACCTCTGTTATATCTATTTTTTTTGACTTCAACATCTCATCAATCACTGGATAATGCTTCTCTATCACATAATATAACCACTTTTGTAATTCTTTTATTGACATTTGTTTCACTTGTTTGTGATGCAAATTATATGAATTCGGTATATGATCTTTCCCATAGTACTCAGCCGGAAGCGCATTAATCAATACAGATGTTCCTTTATTCAACTCTTTATATACATAATCTATTGAACGGTTACATATTATTAAATGTGTATATAACGTTGGTAACCATTCTCCTGATTTTTCATTTCCAAACACATAATGAAAGTGTTTATAAAATGACTCTTCTTTTTTACTATTCTTTCGCTTCGTTTTATATATTTGAGGACACTCCATACGCAATACTCCTTTCCCTTCTTTGTCTAATTTTACTATTCCGTTATTTTCAAACTTACCATAAGCTGACTTTGCTCCACTCACTTCTAATGACGACGACGGTCTTGTCGCCCAATACAACAATACACGGTGTTTGTTTAACTTTCCTAAATCTATTTTCACTTCTTGATCATACCTTGTCGGATATTTTGGTAACATCGTTTTTACACTATCGATAAATTCTGTTACAAAATCTCTTTCGCTTAGCCATTGAGGCTTTTTGTTCGGATCCGATACTACCGATGTTGTCAACTTTAAAGATGTACACGATGCACAAATACTTGTCATATATATACTATTATTCTATTTTTACTTTTTTTTACAATATTTATATGGCGCACATGAACTACGCATCGTAAATCCCTTCAACTTACGAGTACACCGATTACGACTAAACCGTCTTGGTAACCTAAATAGTTTTCCATCTTTCTTGCGACGACATTTCTTGTTTCTCCGGGTTGAAAAACAACAGTTCTTCATATATTTTTACTATACAATTTATTACGCTTGTATTTTCAGCTTTTCGATTTCACTTCTATTGATTCATTCAGTACCATAAGATCCATTTCATCAGTTAAATGTTTTATATCGTTCTTGTAAAAACGATTTTTTAATTTCTCAACTCCATTTTGTTTGGAGTGACTAAAAACGTTTACGTTATCATCGTACGTTCTTTCTATTATATCGAAACTATTCTGAGCCATTTCATTTATTATCTTTTTTCTATAATCACGTTTTTTTTTACCTTCTTTTTGAATGTATGCGTAGTTACTTTTTTCACCAGTTATTGCAACATTACTATTTTCGGGATGTTCACTGTCGAAATGAATTTTTTGTGCAAGTAACACTGGGCTTCTTGCTGGTTTATCATTTATCATCTGTAAGATGTCCTGTATGGAAATATGATCAATGCTTTCCTCCCCGAAGTTGTTGATCACGATCACGTTTTGAGTCTCAATATTATTTGTTGTACTTTTCTCTGCCAATAAGAACTGTATCTGTTCATCTTTCTCACGGATAATCTCATTTACTTCTCTAATTTCTTCCTCTTTCTCTTTGCGTAGTTTTGCTATTTCCTCATCCTTCTGTTTTATCGTATGAAGTGTTTCATTTAGTTTTTCCTCTATTAATGTATTTACCATTTCTTTGATATCTACCTTGTTTTTGCTTTCTTCAACCGGGTTAGGGTTAAGGATATGAACTTGACAACTTTTACGATGCATATAAATGCTTTGATGACTCATATAAGTATTTCCACACACGCACTTGAAACTACGACTTGTTGACCTGTCTTTGTGTTTCTTTGTTAAAATATGTCTGTCAAATGCCTGTTTAGAAGTCCCAGTATAATTACAATTTTCACAAAAAAGATACTTCATATATCTATTAGCAAAATATATAGTTTTTCTCTAAATATATATTTATTGATAAATATATTATATATTTTGCTTAATTAAAAAAACCGGGGGAGAGAATTTTATTTTTTATTTTATAACCGAAAAAATAAAATCCAATTTCTTTTTCAAAATTTCTTGAATTGTCTGATGATATCAAAATTATATAAACTATATAAAACATTTTATTTATTATTTAACATCATCATGTTACATTTACCACGTGAAATTGTAGATCTTATTTATCAATACGATGATAATTCTCATTTTAAAAATATTTATAATAAATCTCTATATAAATTGTTATCCTTTTTTTACAAAAATACATCCGTCTCTTATATTTCACATATAAATTACGCTTTTAATATTTATACGGATTATCATTTTTCCAATCATTCAAAAATGAAATATTATCAATACGTTCTTTCTATCCTTAAAACTTATAAACCTCTTATTGCTCCTTCTCATCTTCAACCTAAATTGATAACTTATATCAACCACTAATATTTCTATCTATTTATCAAGATACTTAAAAACAATTTCCTATTATTATTATTATCATCCAATATGTTAATCTTTACTTTCGTTACTACTCTCTTTTTACCTCTCCTAGCTGCATTCCAACCCGTTATTAAAGACAACGTCATTATCCGAGGATCCACACCACCTTTCCCTGACTTTGATCCTTTACACTTCTCTGACAATAAAGACATCGCTTATTTGCGAGAAGCAGAATTAAAACATGCACGGTGGGCTATGGTTGGTTCTTCCGCTATTCCTCTTATTGAATCTTCAACACACCGACCTGCTATTTACGAATTTCAACACCTTTCTGACACTAACCAACTTTTATTAGTTGGTCTTATTACAGCAACTGAATTTCAATTCATGCTTCAAGGTTGGCAAAACCCTTGGGTTAAAGAATTTGAACTTAAAGATTCTTATCAACCTGGAGATTTGGGCTTTGCCCTTATGTCTAATAAAAACTCTCAATTCTCTCTTTCCTTTATGGATAAAGAACTCAACAACGGACGCCTCGCTATGATCGCCTTTGTTGGAATCCTTGCCCAAGAACTTGTTTCTAATACGCCTCTCTTTCCTTAATTTTTATCGACAAAAAAAATTACTCTTTAATTAATTCTTAAAAATTTATCTATTCTACACTATGTCTTGTTATTAACTCTTCTGTTATATTGTCATACACATATTGTGTCTTTCCATTTGAAGAATACTCTATTTTTACATCTCTTGTCCTTTCTTTTTGAAATTTTATATTCAAATCTTCACATTTCTCGGTTCTTGCTGTTCCATTGGATATGTCATAAATCACACGCCATTCACGATTTACGCTATATTCTATCTTTCCAAGATACGGACCCTTGTTTAATCTGTTTATCGCTTGTCTTTTTGATATAATTGGAGGAGGAGTATGCGCATCTCTTGGAGAACACTCAGGAGTCTTTAATTCTTCTGGAAGTTTTAATGTTAATGGGGCGGGTATCTGTAACTCCTTTGGACTTAATATTGTAATTGTAGTTGCTGATGTACTTACTGTTTCATTGTCAAACTCTTCATTTAAATTTTTCTGTTCTAAATCTTCTCTTCCATAATTTTCTGAAAATTGTAAATGAGTTGATATCATATTTTCCCCTTTATAATTATATCTCACATTCACTCCTTCTCCGCATCCTATTTTTTGGGGATCTACCAATCTTAGATATCTACGCACCTCACAAAATGGTGCCAAACACATACTACGTTTTTCTAGTGCATATGCTAAATCATCACAACAATCACAAGGTATTTGTATTTCACATTTTATATTTACTTTATTATATAAACAATCCACACAAGGTCCTACGTATACACCACGTAATACACCCCACTCCAAACATCCTTCACAGCACAATGGACCTACCTTATTTCCTTTCACTTTATACTCGTTCTCCCAGCTCAATGCTGTTCCCATTGGATAAAATAAATCATACATTATCTTTCCTTCATTTATTGTGTAATAACCATGACCTTTGCCATTGTCATACAATTGAACTTCTCCAATCAAACTCATGATTTTAAACTTGTTTTGTTAAACTAAACGACTAGTGTTGCTTATTATTTGGTGGTTACCTTAGATTTTCCTTTTTATGATATACTTTTACTCTATCATAAAAATCAATTTTTTTTTCTTATTTTTTATCATTATTTTTTATCATGAATTTACTATAACGTCACGACTCATCCTTTTTATTGTACCACCACGCTCACCTTCCAATAATATTTTTTCATAACCATATATCGTATTATAAAACCTTATTTCTTTCTGTTGTGTTCCATATGTATCTGCTATATCACCAAAACACTCGTTCACGTATTCTTTTAATCCATCTATTTCTTCATTATATTTATTCATTACTATCATTGATGCTATTACATTGTTATTATCTACATTCAAACCTTCATTTTTTATTTTATCCATTTCTTCTATTAAACGAAATATTATTTCAGTAAACATACGAATCATCAATATTATTATTCCATAACATTCTCTATCTTTTTCATTTTTTTTATTTTCTCTTTGGGTTCTTTCTTTAAACTGCTTCTCATCTATGTACTTTAATAAATACATCACCCTTAACTCTTCGTTCATTTCATCAATACCACGGGGTCTCATATGTGTTCCTGTCCCATGTAAGTGCATTATTGATTGAATCTTATACATCATCTTTTTACGCTCTTCTCCCGGTACTCCATTATTTAACATTAAACCATCCAATATTGTCCATGTACGATTTGTTAACTCTTCTCCGCATACATAATACTCTTCTCTTCCGAAATTTGCTTCTCTTCCATTAAGACGCATCCACTCAAAATAGTGCGGATTGTGTACATTTGTCTCTATTCTTCCTGTCACCCAACTAAATCCTGTATGACAATTTGTACACCACATCTGGTCACATCCGTCTATCTTAAATATTCCAGTTGAACACTTCGGACAAGGCTTCGTATTATTCTTCATCAACTCAGCTGTTTTTACATCATCTTCATCACATTTATGATCCACATCTTTAACCAAATAACATTTACTACATGTCAACCTTTTACATAATCCACATAACCAATTATGCTTTAAATATCCCAAACATCCTTCTATTGGACATGCTCTTACAAACGCACTTTGTACTTCTGAATTACGATTATATCTTCCATTATCTATCATATTCAACTTTAATCCTAAATTTGTTTCGTATCTTCGTAATTCCCTTATTTTTTTCTTTATTTCACGCAACTCTCCTGATATATCATCACGATCTTTTCTATATAACGCCGCTTCTTGTGTCGATGGCAATAATGCTACTTGTTGGTCATACAATACTTTTTCACGATGTTTTTTCCATTTTTTATTCATAAATGACTTCGTAAATACACTTACCATATATTTACGAGTCCACTCTTTATTACAATCTACATTCATACATTTCACCACAGTCTCATCCAATACATACTTCTCATTGCATTCACGACACGCCTTAAATTCACAATACTGACATTTTACTTCTTTTCTATTCGATTCATTGTATTTTTCTGTGCAAATTACACATTCTTTTTTCATTTGTGTATTCATTAAAAAATATATATTTATTTATTTTTATCTTTTTATTTTTATCTTTTTATTTTTAATGATACAAAGTCATTAATAAACATAATACAAAGCTTTCGTCATTATTCAATCTTACAAATGATTTTTTTCCCTTATTGTAATGATCCTCGTAATGATATTTAAAGCTTGCTTCTTTCACTATACCATCGCTATTACATAAATAATATATTGCATTATTATACTCTTTTATTTTTAACCATTTCTTTGTTATTTCCTGATACTCTAATTTTGTCGCTTTATCACTTTTCAAAATATCCATAAACTCTTTACATTTTTCTATACCTATCACATATTCTTGATATATCTTAGTTTTAACATCGCTTGGTAACTCTTGTACCAACTTAATTGTTTGCTGTATTCGTTCGCATTTTTTTTCCTGAATTTCAATTGTTTCTTTAATACTTTCCATATTTGATTTTGAGGTTTGAATGTCATTCACGGTGTTCTCTCTATATCCTATACTTTTTATTAGTAATAATCAATTTTTTATTTAAACAATCCCTCTTCTTCTATTGTCATATTTTTTAAATCCATTGTATCCGGGTTTTCTTTCAAGTCTATCGTTACACTCGCCAGCCTATTTATACTCCTTTCTGGTTTAGGCTCATATTCTTCTAATATATCTGTCAATGTATTTAATACCATAAATGTATGACGATACCCTGCATTGAACACTCCATTAAATAATTTTATATCTTCAAGTCCATCATACAATAATGGCAATAGTCCACAATAATTCGCATAGTTCTCGAAATTTCTTTTATCTTCTTCAATATCTAAGTTATTATATTCCTTCAATATTGATTGTGTAAACTCTTCAGAAGTATAAGAACGTCCATAATCTATTATTTTTACCAAGTATTTACACATAAACTTCACTTCTGTTACTTCATTTTCTTTTCCTTCTTCATTATTACGATTGTAAAATTTATAACAAAATTGAATTGGTCTTTTCATATCGTGTACGATTACATTATTTGAATGAAGATCACGATGTTCATATATATTACGCATCGCATGTAACGGACCGTATATTTGGAACATTAACTTTGCTCTTATTAGGTCTCCTTCATCTGTGTATTCTAATTTACCTATTATATTATCTAATGTTTCTCCTGTCACATATTCTTGTTCCACACCGTAATCATTTTTATTATCGCAATCATAATATTGTTTCTCTATATTTGCTATTTCTACATTTTCCATTATCTTATTTAATTTATCTCTGTTTAATTCACTATTCTTCATTTCCGTATATGTATATTTTTTATTTGAAACAAACCTTGTTATTAAATCTCTACTATTCTTACCACTCCATGCTGGTATTTTAAATTTATATAAGTTGTACGTCTTTACAAAACATGGAAACTTCATCAAATATTTATTTAAAAACAAACCAACTTGGTACTCATAAATTAGACTGTCTCGCAACTGTTTTTTAGATGAATCATCTCGTGACATTTTTAATATTCTATATTCATACGGTTTGGGATTATATTGTACCAACCTTTCTATATTTTGATCCGTTTCTGCTGTTAACTTAAATACTACTCCGTTTATTGAATCTTCTCCTATAAGATCCAAATTATTTGCTTCTAAATTGTGCGTAGTTTGTAGCCGTAGCTTTCTTGTTTTGGACTTTTCAGGCTGTTCAGGCTGTTTATTTCGTCTATATCGTTTACGTGAATCTGGGGGTGACGTGGATTTCATTCCTCCCCTTTTCTTTTGACTCTTTTGTTTGCGTCGTTTTGTATATACTCGTCGTGTTTTCATATATACTCTCTTCATAAATTATATCTATTTTTAATATATATAATGTCAAAAACTAGGAAACATTCTAAAAAATCTTTTTTGTATAATCCTCATAATCCAAAAACTTCATTCGATGTTTATATTGATAAAGACCCTTCTGATACGATTCCTATACAATATTCCACTGTACAAGATGTTAAAAAAACCATACGTAAACTTGAATCTTTATATAAAAACGATGCTTATTCACATAAACGTATTTGGCAAGTCGCTATGATCATGAAAGTTCGCCTTCAATCTATGCTTAAACATAAAAATACTCTTTATAAAAATGCTAAATATGTCCGTTCACGTTACTCTCTTGCTAATAAATATTTTCTTTTTCTAAAAAAACGCACTCTTCAAAAAAACCATAAAACACGAAAGAATATGAAATTCATTTTTTAAACCACTGGAAACGATGGCTGTTTCGCTATTCCACACACTCCTGGGTCTTTTTCACTATCACTTCTCTCTATACGAACATATCCGTCTTCTCCCCAAGATGTACCCCAACTGTTTTTCACTGTCCAATATCCCATTGTACCTTCTTCTCCATATCCTACTACCAATACACCGTGATCTAGTTGAGTTCCACAAGCATCGCTCGTTATCACTCCTCCGTTATACAACTGAAACGTCCGAGTATCTGCCTCTATTGCTACCGATACGGGACCTTCACTTACTGCTGCTTTCAATGCTAACTGATCATCCGCCTTCACGTCTTTGCAACCACTCATCGTTACCTCTACATCGCAACTCTCACATTCACCACTCTTCGCCTTGTATGGGTATGATACCTCACCACACATTCCATTGTCTATAGCATATTGAAACGCTCCATCCATCAATCCTCCATTGCATCCATGGTTTCCATACTTAAAACCTGCAGAACAATCCACCAATTGTTGCTCGGATAACGAAATCAACTCTCCTTTAGCAATTGACCACGCTCCCTCCATCGCACCAGTTGCGCTAAATGACCAACACGATCCACATTGTCCCTGATCCTTCACACCTGTCACCTTATGCTCCTTTCGCCAGTCCACTTCAACGGGCGACACCACTCCTTTACCTGTATATGTATCACAACCACTTGCCTTCAACAATGACTTCATATGATAATCACTGAACTCTTCAGTAGACATATCTGCAAAATACGTCACACCCAATGTGTAATTACTTTGACGGGCATTCACTTCTTCTGCATACTTCATATTTTCTTCAAACACCTTAAATTTATTATCAAAAACCTCTTTCGATTCATATTCTTTCTTGTGAAACTCCACAAACCGCACAAAATCGTCCACTCTAGACGACGACGACAACGCAAACAACGTAACTAACACTACACTTAACATCATGTTATATATTATTATAATATTATGTTTATATCCCTTTTACTAAATTATCATATTCTGTAAATTTCATTTTGTATATCGTATCATACGTCGATTTCGTCTTGTTTATTACAAATAATATCTTGTCACTATCTTCCTTCGTACCTCTTATAAAACGCATATCATACACTTCTATATACTCTTCCATCTCTTTTCCTACTAACTCTTTCAATATATATACCCACTCCCAATGTTTTAAATCTTCTATCAATAATATACCTTTCTCAGACAATAATGGCATATATATCTTTAATACTTGTTTTAACGACAATAAATTGTTATTACCTTCGTGTATTATTATGTCAAACGTTTTTCCTTTAAACCACTTTTTTACTGTATTCATATTATATGCTCTCCCGAAATATAATTTTATCTTTTCTCTATTTTTTATTTCTGGTATCATTATTTTATCATCCATGTCTATACCATATATTATTGCCTTCTTGAAATATTCATTCCATAAATATATACTTACTCCTTTTCCTATACCTATTTCTAATACTTCTTCAGATTCTTCTCGTTTCATTTCAAATAATGCTTCCAATATTGGATAATAAACATTCTCTTCTTTATCCGTATAATTACTTAAATCTTTCTCATTTTTTTTTATACTCTTCATTCTTTATAAATCTACTTTATTGTATTTTTCATATTCCTTTTATCATACTATTATTTAAACTATATCTTTTTCACCAAATACATTCTCTTCACTATAATTAATATATAAAAAACCATCTTTGTCTTTATGTTCGTGATACAAAACTGTCATTGGTATTGATGTTGCTGGTATCACTCCATTTATAAATAAAAATATCGCCTTCTCTGATGGTAATTTTAAACGCTTCCTTATTACATACACAAACTGACCTGCTGTTAAATCACTTGGTACTAAATACTTTTTTTTATCTATATCTTCCATAGAACTACGACTTGATTTCTCGCATACTACTGGTACACGATCGGGGTACTTACTTGTTACACGAACTGACTCTTTTAACCTGTCATCAAACGAATGCTCATGTTTAAATTTCATTATTTTCTTTATAAATTACTATATATATTGTTTACGCCTCTCCTTCATTTATTATCATCATTTCCACTTCACTTTTTACTATCTTCATCGTACTTTTATCTTCTGTATCAAACTTGTCTTTAAATACTTCAAATCTCTTTTGCTTCCGATCTTCTATTTTACATTTATTCACTTCATATTGTTCATCTAGTATATCATAACCATTATTCACCATTTTCTCTATTGCATCTTTACGATCTATCGTTCTCCACTTTTTATTATTTCCCATTATAGACGCATACGGAAGCTTTTTATTCGTTATTTTTATATTATGATTCTCAGGATGTTTGGGGTCAAAGTGTATTTTTTGTAACAATTCTGGGATTGACTTATAAACACGATCTATACATTGCAAAATAAAATTATCATCTATATACTCTTTGTTTTCATCACCAAACGCATTTATGTTTATTGTTATATTATTATTATTATTATTATTATTATTTGAATTCGTTGTTGTGTTTCCTACTTGTTTATCCAATAACATAGCTATTTGTGCTTTCATTTCTTCCCGATCTTTTTCGTATTCTTCTCTCATTCTTGTCATTTCGTCTTTCAATATTGTTGTTTCACTTATCACTTTGCACTTTGATTTATGGTTGTATAGTGTTGAAGAATGGCTGAACTTTTTTTTACATGTTATACATTGAAACATGTTATCATTATTGCTTACCCGTAATTTATGTTTTTTTGAAGACAAATGACGCTGATAATGTTGTTTTGTCTTGAATGCACACAAACATACATTACACTTTAATGACATGTTTTTTGTATATAATTGTATCTATATTAATTTTCCTAAAAATATAGGATTTTGGTTAGGTCGTATAGGATTTTGGTTAATCTGAAACTATATCGTAATGAATTTAGACGAGGTGATAATTACAATATCACACAATATAGTCTGTTAATAAATCATAAATTATGGAACCATTTTGTAGGATTTGGGTTAATCCAGTAATAATAATTTTAATGTTATATACATAGATATTACTATTATAATAATATAAATAGAAGAACCATTTTGTAGGATTTTGGTTGGTAGTTTATTAGAGGGGGGGGGGATTTTTTGAAATAAAATTCGTTAATGGAAAATCCAAAACAATATTTTTACTATGGATTTGGGATTTATAGATGAACTATTAGGAATCACCATTATATTTATGGAATATATAATGGAGTTTAGTAAA